TAATATATTAGAACCTAATGGCTGAGATTGGACTCCTGTGTGCATGTACATATTAGAGTAATCACAGAAGAATAACCCAGTATCTGTAACAATATATGAATCATTACTGATGCATCCTGTACCTTCCGCTGTATCTTCTATAGCCATCATTTCTGCATTTATTCTATATGTATTATTTAAATCAAATACATATAATTTCCCTTTATACCACACCATAGACGTTGGTACAGAAGGTAAAGTTAAAAAATCCCTAGTCCAATCAAATATACTGAAACTACCAGGTTGAGATTTAAATACATAATTGGTAGCATTTTGTATCTTTGGATGCCAACAATTTCCAGCAAATAACACTCCCCCACCAGTACATGATAATTTGTAATTAACATTAGTATTTCTTAATGTCTCAGGTACCCCGTTTATAGATTCATAACTACCAGATAATATTCCATCGTCAATTTCTATTCTAATATATTGATTGTCTTTTTCAGCCCAGTTTCCATCTAATGCAACTTCTTTTACAAATCTATAATAGTCTTCTATGTTATTCTTTCTATATATAGCGATAGCACTTACTCTTAATGGAGGAACTGCTAATTTAATATCCATAAGCATATTTGCATAAGATTTTTCTCCAGTTTTAACTGTAAAATAATAATTGTTCATTGGACTTTCTTGGAATCCATCATATACTAAAGATATTTTATAATAATATTGGTTTCTTCTTGGGAAATTTTGAGCTTTATGCCATTCATCTACAGTTTCATATCCAGCTGCTATTGCATCAGCTTCACTTACACCTGAATCTACTGTAGCTTCTATAGGATTTAACATAATTCCATACTTTAACATACTACCTTCATATATAGTTGTATAATCATTAAATTCAGACACATCTCCAGTCTCAGTACTATTTCCTGCATAAGTTACTATGCTTCCATCTACAGTGTCTCCATTATTACCAGCTGTACCTCCTTTTTTAGACCATGAAACAACATTATCACTATTGTTTCCACTCATTAAATTTATTCTGCCTATTTGATAAGATCCACTTCTAGGAGTTAAATCATAAACATCAGGAGTATTAGCATCTGCATAATTATCATTCCAATTTGAATAATCACTTAAAGTATTTCTATTTTTACTAGACCTTAATCTCTGTGTTATTAAGGCATTACCAAAGTTTTCAAGAACTAAAGGCTGCTGTGTCATAGAATTCAAAGAAAGACCACTCCCAGGTAAAGATATAGGAGATGCAGAATCAGGACTATCAGAAACGTTAGTTTTTGTTGCGTGGATAAAATCCCATAAACTTATATAGCTATGATTAGAATTTCCATCTTTGTAGCTAACTGCAAATTTATTATCAGTATCAAGAGAACTGTTATTATGTATATGAGATGTCATAGAGTTTATAGATATGCTTGTTTGAGGTAGCTTTGCTACATTTTCAAAGCCCTCCATACTTGTTTGAGTTACCCCTTCTTTAAACATATATATTTGATGCCTAAGCTTTGCATATTGTATAGAACCTTTGCTTGCATTATTAGCAGCATTAAACGCGTCTGCTGGATCAAAATCTAAACCTGAATATGCTCCTTGTCTAAATGCGTACATATTAGAATCACTTGCTTTAAGTCTATTTGTTCCTCCACTGCTTACACTCCATGAATAACTAGTACTATAAGTATCTGTATAAGAATTATATACAGAGCTAGAATTTCTATAGTAATTTCTACTCCTACAAATATATCTACTATCTTTCGGTATGCATCTTTGATTTACACCAAGGTTCCAAGGGTTTGCTGTAACTAAGCACCAGTTTCTAAATTGTCTTGGAGTAATTGTACTTCTTTGTTGTAAATATGACATCTTTTTACGATGTCTCCATTTTCTTCTTTTTCTAGTAGATCTATTAAACTCTACTTTATCAGCTATTAATTTTCCTTGTATATAAGACAATACTCCAATTTCTTCTGCTAAAAATTCATTTTGATTATTTAAGAACACTAATCCTTTTCTAGCAGGTTTAATACTATACGTGTCTAACCATCCAAATGGCCTCCCCCATTCCATATCTGGAGAATGAACATTAATATGTTGCATTTGCTGTCCAGCTGCATCGCTAAATTTAGGAGGAAAACTTCCATATTTATTATTTTGACTAAATGAATCATTCCTTGCAAAACTAGAGCGAGAAGTATAATTTTGATTATAATTAATATCTTTATTTCCCTGTATATCATCTACAAATCCAGAATTTCTCATATTCATATAAGCACTAGGAAAAGCGCCATCTCTTGCATTAGGAGACGTAGCTTGAGACGCATTACCACCAATAACACCTATATGAAGACCGCCAGGTTGATCCATATGATAATGACTGTGTGTTCTTGCTCTCATTCTTATAAAGTTTTGTGTATTAGAAGATGTTTCTAAAACATGTTTGCCACCAGTCATGTATCCAAGTTCGTCACAATTCCTCCAATGTAAACTTGTTGAATAACCTCCATAACTACCAGTGTGACCAACCCATCCTAAATGATGCCAAGAATGTGGATCAACCATTTCTCTGCAATAATATAATTTATCTCCATAGCGACCTGGTGATTTAGATTCCATTTTCATAGCAGGGGGAGTTACTGGCTTTGCATATAATATAGTGTCGTTTCTTCCAGGACCTTTTCCATCATTCATACCGCCTAAATCAACACAAAATAACCAATCATCTTCAAATCCAAACCCAGTCCCATCTTTTTTAGAAAGCTGTATATATAATTTAGTAGTATTAAATCCCCAATTTTTAGTTGAGTTATTTGGAGCTTGAACTCCGTTGTTAGTATAAGGTTTAAATTTTTCCCAATTATGAACTTCCATAATATCAGATATATAAGTTCCAGCTGGTGGAGCTGCACTTATAAAGCCTTCTTTTTCAGTATTATATTCCCCGTAATAATGTTTTGCTTGAAATCTTTCTTGAGTTCCTCCAGAATTAACAAAAGCATCTGATCCGCTACCTGAAGATATATCATGGCCATATTTTATTGTAAATGTCTTTGTACCAGTCATAGCATCTTTTAACTCCCAGTCATTAGCATCTGCTCGTGTTACATGAGAACCAGTATCGCCATCACTCATATTCATTTTAAAATGATAAGCTGTTAATTTTGCATTATTACTTCTATTTGAAACCCAATATACTCCAGATTCATTACATAATTCCTTTACATTGCCTGACGCATGAGTTGAATATGAGTTATCTAACCAAGTTTGCTTTTCAATTCCTAAAATATTTTGATAACCAGTAGTACTTCCATGTTCATTAGTTGGGGGCCAGACACACCCAGATGAAGAACCATCATTAAATATCCAATCAGATCCACTATTTGAACTATCTTCTGTTCTAGTTACCATAGATTCTGTTATATATACAGAAGGAGCTATAGCACCAGGTTTATAGCCTAATCCAGAACCTCCAGGATTTAATTCTGATTGAATTCCATACCCAACAGCAGCATCAGTTCCATATCTAGTTGTAGCATTATCCTTACATCCTCCAGTAATAACTGCATGAACTTTTCTTGTAGATTCTGTTATTCCAAACATATATTTATTATCAAAGCCTAATCCATTGGTATAAGTTTGTTGAGTATAATCTAAATTATATACTGCACTTTTATCATCTATTGGATAGCATTCAGAGTCATCTAAAACATATCCCTCTATAGTTCTTCCAAATTGAGTATGAAAAATTCTTCCATACCATTTAGATAAAGCTTTATCATCGTTTCCAGTGCCAACGTATATAGCTGCATTACTTTTTTGTAATGTCACTCCAGATGGTTCTGTTGGTATATCATTATATACTATATTTCCATCGTCATCTGTCCAAAATGCTTCAACAGCAGGGTCTTCATATATATCAGTTAATATTTTCATTCTAAATGTTTTAACAGTACCACTCCATGAATTAGTAGCATTATCATATGTGGCAGTATCTACATCAGTATCTTCTTCTGTCACTGAGTAGAATATTATATTTTGCACATCTTTTTCATTAAACATTATCATTTGATTTGCATCTAATTGAAAATATTCAGTAGCATCATCTATTCTCATATGAGTGCTTGCATCTTTTGAACTTACAGTTGTTTCACCATTTATTCTTTTAATCTCTACATCTATTTCATTTACATCTGAATTAAATGTTAATTGCATATTGTTGTATTGTAAATTATCTTTGGCTACAGAATCTTGTTCATAATCAACTTTAAGTTCAGAAGGAGTTAAGTTAAAATCTGATATTAGAGAATTAAATATTTTTACGCACTTATTTGCAGAATCATAATAATATCCAGTTGTGTTATTTGGTATAATCTCAACATCATCTCCAGTCGTAGGATCTATATAGACTCTAGATATATTAAGTAATTCGTAACTACCTGGTATATCTAATGGAACAGTTAAATAGGTAACATCATCTTTATCTAATGTATAATCATCAATATATGCAACGTCTCCAGCTTGATTTTCTCCTGGTTCAATCCAAATATATACATTTGAACCAGTTCCTTTAAACCTAACAATAACCTGTTGCCAAGTAGCAGCTGCTGTCAAAGCTACAGATTCTGCTATTATATCTACTCCTTGACTAGTTGTTGTGCCTACTCCGTATTTAACGTCATTTGTTATATTTGATTTATAGACCCAAAAACTAGCTTTATACCATATATTTGCTGTTGTAGATATAGTTCTATATATATATCCTGGATTTGCATTTTGAGCAAGCTTTAATGATTTTGATCCTGAGTAAGCTTGATCAGTGCTTTGATTTGTCATTGTGACGTCTACTGCAGTCCAATTACTTGAAGTGTCACCATCATTATCCTCTGTGGCAGTTGAAGATGTTTCAAAGGTAAGCTCAGAAACTAAAGTTCCAACACTTTTTATTGCCTCTGAGTCATCTAAGGAGCTATCAGTTTGTTCATCACTAAAATCTGATGGATCGTCTTCTTCACTCGTTAATAAGTTAACTGTATCAACACTACTATGAGATTCTAAAGATTTCTTTAACGCTTCCCAAGTCTGATTGTTCCCGCCTGTTATCGTAAAAGTATCATTATCTTCCCATTTATCAGAACCAGGAGTATTTAAAGCAGAACTGTCAAATGCTCCAGGTTGTAATGGAGTATGCTCTATTTCCCAGTACCATCCAATATCTGTTTGGCTTGGGTCTGCCGCTTCATCAGCAGATCCTTGGTCATTTATAATACTTGTTGTAACAACTTTATTGCTTTTAATTATTCCCCAAGCTCCGTCACCAATTCTTCTAATAATTCTTCCTTTTAAACCATCTTGTATAGTATCTTCTGGTGTAGATGCTACTGTTAATAAGTGGGTATTTGTATCCCCAGCTATAGAAGAAAATCCATGATTTGAATCTGCACTATTTAATATACTAACCTTTAAATGAGTTTTATTTTTAGGTGTAGTTCCATCCCAATTATATACACTATCTGCATAAGGAGCATCTTCTTCCACATAATCTTGAGTATATTCAACGGTGTATGTATCAGGACCAAGACCAGATGTTAATAAAGTGAATGCCAAGGTAGTAGCATCAAAAGTATAATTACTACCTGCAATAGTCGCATCAGCACTATTTTTAACTACTATTGCTTGCCCAGTAGTAAACGTATTAAACTGATCAATAGGTAAATTGGTCACCACATCTGAGCTTTCCATGACTATATCAAATGTTTTATTTGTGGTTGTACCAGAAGAGCTTCCTATTGCTCCAGTTACAGCATCTTTATCATAAGTTGCTTCACCAATTAAAGAATTATTATTATAAACCTCTACTTTATCACCATTTTTTAAAGAATATACTTCAGTGTAATTGCTTGAGTTTGTAGCATGATCAACATCTTTATTTGCTACTACCTGAACAGTATTTTGAGTTTCATCATAGTACGTTGCAGTTGCATCACTTTCAGGGTCTAATGTAGTCGTAGTTCCATCTTCCTCTGTGTATACAACATTTGAATCTCCAGATTTAAATACACCTTGAGATGGTATTTGATAAGCGACAATAGAAAAACCTTCATTTATAGGTTTAACTTTAAGGTCTTGTTTTATACCCTTCAATTTACCTTGTTCATCCAAAGGTTCTAGATTTTTACTATATATCGCTGCTTCAGGTTTTGTATCTTCCGCTGAAGGCGTTGTTATAGTTCCTGTTATAAATGTAGTAAGTTCTTTATTTTGTTTAGGCATAATTAATATTTCTTGTTATCATTTTTTTCTTGCATTCTCATAAACTTATCCTTTAAACCATTTCCACTAAGTTCGGCTATTATTGTAACCAATGTTCTAAAACTGTTTTCTATTCCCTTTTGTTCTAATTGCATCTTTTTTTGTTGATCTATTAGCTTAACTAATATACCTTCAATCCTACCAAAAGATTCTCTTAATTCTTTCTGTAATTCATCTTGAATAAACTTGTTTTGCTTCTGTATAAACATCCAAAATGCTACAGCTACAACTAGGGGAACGCCATATTGTTCTAATATTTCTAACCAGTTCATTCAATAATTTCTCCATAAACTACTGCTTTTCCATTATTTATCTGTACTAAATCTACAAAAGATTGACCATTTTTTGCAATATCTACTATTGCGAATGCTTGCTTCCAATTAATAGGTCTATTCCTACAAAAATCATTATCCTCTGGCTTTAAACTCTTTAAACAACCGATACTATACGCTGTAATAGGGCCATTAGCAGAGGTGTCGGTATACACCTGAATATCATGATGGTGTCCGTACATAATATTTTCCCCATATCTACGTAAATGATTCGCAGCATGATGCATTCCTCCATAGTTATGTCCATGGTAAAAATTAATATCTCCCAACTTTAAGAGCTTTCCTGCTTCATGGAAGGTATAACCTCTCTCTTTTATTTTTATGGCCGTTTTGATGCTATATTGGGGCAAATAAGGATACTCTTCCACAAAGTAGTCCATCCATTTATCATGATTACCACAAATAAAGTGCTTTTCTTTGACATTTGCTTTATCAAGTGATTCATCAATTATATCCATCCCTTTATTAACATCATCAATATCTGTTATTATTGCTGGTAAATACCATTCTAATGATGGTTTAGCTTTCTTCTTCCATTGCCAATGTGAGGCTCCTGCCCATTCTCCTGTATCTCCTAGATCAATATATCCATCTGGCTTTACCATTTCAATCGTTTTGCATAACACTGAAATAGCCTTTTTATCTGCCAGAGGAAAATGCTTGTCTGGTGTAACTACATATCTTTTCATAAGTCTCCTATGCTATTGGTTTATCTTCCCCGCCCCACTGCCTAGATACTACCCAATATTTACTTGCTTTTTTAAGCAATGTACTTGTGTAGCTAGGCGTATATCTTAAAAACAGTTCTTCACATTCGTCACACATCCATAACATAGGGCGTTTATGTCCCCCAAGAACCAGGATAGATACCATAGATTTACAGCCACATTCAAGACATAACTTTGGTTTTTTCCTAAATGTTCTCTCTGTATGCTTTAATTTTATTTTACTTAATCTTCCTCTTGCCTTGGGGTCTGTAACTAAATGCTCATACGAAAGAACTTCGATATACTTGAGCTTTTTCATTACTTTTCTAAAGCTTTTTTCACCTCTGACCATACAGCATCGTCTAACTTGTTAGAACTTTTAGTAACTAAGTAGTCACCAAGTTTAATTAATATAATTGTTAGTATTTTTTCACTTACTAACTTTTTTAATATTAAGCTAAGCATTGATCCCATTATTACTCCTTATTTGTTTATTTTAAAAAAACCTATTACTATTGACATAATTAGAACGACAGTACTACCTATACCTTTCATCCAAGCTATTGACTTTTCTGTCTCTCTTAATCTTCCATTAATTTTTTCAAGATGATCATGATTCGCGTCAACTTTTTCTTTTATATATTCTAAATGAGCAACTAAAGCTTCTCTGTATTTTGTGTCTTTTTCACTACGCATCATCAAACCCTAAATCCATTTCTATGGCACTAGCGCCATCTAATGTTATTATTTTATTATTTAATATAGCCGTAACATCTTTATTTTCTTGGACATTAAATGTTGCAACTATTAAACTTAACCAATTCTCAATAGCAGTACTTGTTTTTGAAACTATATATACTGATACATTTCCAGCAGATATAAAAACTGTTACTCCTTTTTGAATATTTTCAATACCTCCAAAATTTATAGTATTACCCTCTATTACAATTTGAGCCATACTAATCATTAATCTTCACCTCCAGTATACCACCATGCCCTAAGTAATGGTTCTCCAACAGTATCTGTCATTCCAGCTGATGGATGAGTATAAGCATGGTATACTATTCCAAGTCTTTTATCTGCCTCGGAGTCTAGTGTAATTTCAGGACTTCTTAACCAGAAGAATTTATTTGCCATATTTTGCCCTGATGTTTCTGTAAATAAATATGTTGATCCAGTTTGTTGTTCAATTGCATCTGTGCTACCATCTAAAAGAGTTGTAGTTCCTTGTTCTGCTGCAGAATACTGGGGATCTATACCATCTGCCGCTCCTGTCAATGAACTTCCAGTGCTTGATGCCCTATTCCATATACCTTGAGTGTTTCCAGTTGTGCATCCCACCCAGCTTTGACTAGGGGCATTGATAACATCTTGCCAATTTTCATATCCTGCACTTGCAGAACCTGTATTTATAACTGTAGCCCTTTGCCACGCAGAACAATCATTGGAATTAGAAAAAGACCAAGAAGAAGTTCCGTCTACTTGATTCCAATCGTCAGATGAAAATTGCACTGCTCCTAAACACAAATCATTATAATATGCTGTATTAGCAGTTACTTTTACACATAGATATAATCTTCCAGTATCCCCATCACTAGGACTTGATGCTACATAAAAATCACCAGCAGTTCCATCATCGTACCAAACGCTAAAATCAACTGTACTATCATTTGGGCTAGAACCACCATCAGTGTTATGTATAGCAACAGGAATCCTAAAGCCTGTGTTTCCACCAACGCCTGAAAACATAACTTGAGGTTTAGGCCAATTTTCAGCATCATGATGCCTTAATTGATTTTGCAAAGAATATACTCCAGAAACACCACCACTAGTTTGTGTTCTGTATGCTGCATCCTTACTTATTAGTCCACCTTCCCATTTACCCATTGCATTTCTCCTTATGCATCATCTAGTATCTCGAAAGACACGAATACATCAATATCTGAATTAGTGTCAGAGCCACCTGTTAATATATCTCCCTCTAATAAATATATAGGGGTATCCAAAATTACCAATGTAGTTGTTGCAGGAACAGTTATTCCTACTGCTATATTGCATGTTGCAGTTGCTGGAACACCTAATGTAACTCCATCTGAATTAGAGGTTCCAAGACCAGCTACATATAAATATATCACAGCATTATTGGCACCATCTTTATTACAGGCTAGTATGCTATTTATTTTTACAACTTTATTAGCATCAACCGTCATAAGAGTTGTTGTAGGCGAATTTGTTAAGGCAAGCCCAACATTACCTGCTTTTATTGAAGTTGTATTTAATATATTTGGATTTGCCATTTAAATCTCCTTTGTTAAAAAATCCTAGCAAACATTTTTGCCTTATTAATTTCTGCTGCTCTATCTACTGGAATGTCATCTGTTGCAGTTTCCACAGCTTGATTAACCCAGCTTTGAGTAGCTACTGTATTATTAGAGCTAACAGATCCTATGCATACTGAATTTGTTGCATCTAAAATTAAATCTCCTGCAGAATCTATAGTCGCATCATTGCTAAATGCTCCAGTACTCATAGTTAATCCCGCTGAATCTGTTCCAATGTTCCATAATATAAAAGTAGAGTCTGTTGCACCTGATATTTCAGCCATTTTAGCTTCAGCGCTTGCTCCCCCTTGATAAAATTCATGGATAGCTGTTTTAGAATTATAGTATATATTTCCATCTGAAAGAAGTTTAAGAGCTCCACTTCCTGTATCCTTTTCATTTACAAGCCATGTGTCTCCAGAATCTTGCACTATTTTACTATAACCAGTACTACTCTTTAATCTAATCTCTTCATTGCTAACATCAATATAAACAGAATCTGCAGTAGTATCATCTCCAAATCTTATTTCTCCATTAGATCCACATTTTAATTCCAAGTGAGCGTTTGCGTCATTACTAACATCTAGAAAGTCACTAGCAGTATATGTTGTATTTGTATAATTTGAAGCATGTATAGTTCCAGCGCCATCTGCAGACCAGTCAATATGTTCATTCGCAACAAATCCTGATAATGTATCATGATTAAGTGTTACAGCGCCAGTATTTCCATCTACGCTTAATACTGCATCTGTAGGAGTCGCTAATAATGTAAAATCTGCCATCGTTCCAGATGAACCATCATTTCTCATGTAAGATTTGTTTTCATCAGATCTAACAATTACATCACCTTCTTGTACTATTAATGCTAATTGAGCAGCTTCATTTGCTGCAGTTTGAACTGTATTTAATGTTATTGCTGGTAAATTACTTTGATGTATTGTTCCTTGACTAGTTGCAGTCCAGTCTATTATAGCATTTGAGGATATGCCTAAATCTGATAATAATGTAGCTGTGTTTATGCCTTCTAATAAACCACTAGAGTCGTATCTTGCATATTCTCCATCTGAAGGAGATCCAGCTTTGTCTAATTTAGCATCCCATGTAGAAGCAGAAGAAATATTTGAATCTGGTAAGCTACCTTGAACATCTACTGCTAAATCTACCTGCCTTAAAGTTAATTCTTGGTCACTTAATGTTATATAGTCAAAAGCATTGCTAGTTATTGTAACATTAGTAGAATTGTCGGTACCTGCGGCATCAACTCCTAATTCAGTTCTGCCCGCTCCAGCATTTAATAATCCTGCCCAGGTTTTACCAAAAGGAGTTAATAAGGATACTGCATAACCATCCGAACTTGTAGAATATATTATATTGTCTGCATTACCCCTAGTACCATCTGTACTTAATGTAACTAAATTAGTTAAAGATGAATGAGACTCTTGTTTTGCGTTCCATGTGCTTGCAGAAGAGATTTTATTATCTGGAATAGTAACACCAGTCCAATTTCTATCTTCTATACAGCCAAAGACATCACCTGTTAAATTTCCACTTACGTTTCCAGTTAAATTAGAAACTATTGTTTGTGTAAATGTTTTTTCACCATCTATGGTTTGATTACCTGTGGTATATACACCATTAGTTACTGTACCTGCGTTCCCAGAAACATTTCCAGTTACATTTCCAACTACATCTCCTGTATGCGAACCAGAACTATTCCCTTGCAAATTACCAGTAACATTTCCTACTATATTTAAATTAGCATTAGTTATTTGTACATCTTCATTGCTTGAAACTTCATCTGATTTATATATTGAAAAAGTTCCTGAAGTTTGTTTTGTGAAGATTAACTTAGGATATGCGTCACTTAGTTTATTAGGCCACGTTAAATCTCCCATGATTAAGCCCTCTCAAAGTTAGTATCTACAACAGTGACTGTATCCCAGCTTGTTCCTCCAGACGAAGTGTGACCCCAATTAGTTTCTATTATATATCCATCCAACCTATCAAAATAATCATCAGACAGATTGAGATAAAGCCCGTCATTGCCCCCAATAAGAACGCCATTTTCACCAAGGTTATCAGACCTTGTTAAATACTCTTGGTTTGTAGTTGACTGAGTCCATGAAGATGTTTTTTTGTCTACTTTTATCCATGCCATTACATATCATAGGGTTTTACAACCCCTCCTCCTTGTCTTTGACGTCTAGCATATTTTTTAGCTTCACGCAATTTTAATTGATATTTTTGTTCAAAATATTGAGCCATCTCTATCTTTAAAGCCCTTGGATCTTCATATAACATTGATATTACTTTTAAAACTAAAGCTTCATGAAATTGTATTGGTATTCCTGGAACGTCAGCTATTGCATCATAGTTAGAAGCCTTATCTAAACAGGTAGAATGTACTCTAATTTCTAACCCTGATTCACTTATTGTATCAAAATCTTCAACTGTGTAATTAACTGTCTTGCCACCAGATTTTTCCTCGACTAATGCTAACATTCCATTATGAACATACCAATATCTTCTATATCTAGTTGCCATCCACATCTCCTCCTGTAGTATCATCATCTTCAAGATTTAAACCACCTACCATTCTAGGTATTTCTTCTCCAGAAACTTTAACACTTTTAATTTCTAATATATCATCATCTAATGGGTAATACCTTGTTTTAGCAGTCGTATTTTGATAAAATGTAGCTTCTAACATATTTGTCTCAGAACACAGTTGATCACTTGCTCTTTTTATTAATTTTTTAACTTCAGTCTCTCTTACGTGAGGATGATGAAGCTTAATCATTTCCATCATTTCTTTAATTTTCATTTGATGCTCCTTGTAAATCTGGTCTTAATACTTCCATTTCTTTATTTATAGAAGCTTCGTAAGATTGTATTAAAGCGGTAATCATCTGTACTATTTCAGCATCTTCGTCTTCTAATGCTTGTAAAGCCATTAATTCTTTGAGTAGAGTAACAGCAGTTAATAAAACAACAACTTCTATTGCATGGTCTGGAAAACCTAATATTGTAGCATCAAGAGCGTTATCGTAATCTAGATCAGTAGTAGTAGTATCCCATATCTGTTTTTCAAAATACCATATTCTTGTCTTTTCACCTCCACTATTTTCAGGCGCTACGCATAATACGTTACCTTTTATATTTTCAATAACAGTGTATGTAATTGTAATTGTTTCATCTGCTGCGCATTGATCAGCTAAAATAGTTATAATATCGCCATTAAGTGTGTAATGCGTATCTAAAGTCATAGTAGTTGTTGTAGAACCAGCAATTGAAGCAATAACATTAAATGTTTGATCGTTCCCAGATATTAACTGTATATCTTGGTCAGAATCAGCTGGGTTATTAATTGTTGCAGTTTGAGTTAAGGTTGTAAGCATATCTCTGCTTTCATACCAAAAAACTGGACTATGTTCTGTAGCATAAAACATACTATCACTATCTAAGGCACTAACTGATTGATGTAGCTGTATCTCAGAAGATGCCCTATAATTTGCACCAGAATCTTTTCTTTCTACTAATAAAACAAGTTTGTTTGTCATATTTCTATCGCCTGTAGTAGCATTTGCGTTTGCATCTACAATATATTTAGCATGAGTTAGCATTTCTGATGGAGGTAATGTTTTTGCTACCTTCCATAAATTATCATTCCATGCTTGCAATATAGTATCGTCAGTAGACAAAGCTCCCTCGGTTGGGATCTCATTAACCTTCTCTAATATTCTTTGTTTTATTGTTCTAGCCATATTTTCCTTAGTTATAATATGGGGGGCAGCAACCACCGCCCCCACATTATATGGTTAATTAACCTAAATTATCCACCAGCAACAAAATCAATTACTGCGTGAGTTTCAGGTAATAGTATCTCCAATCCAGCCTCAGTAATAATCTGATCCTTTCTTCCATCAATATCATTATCTTGTATATTAGTTTCGACAAAAGTGTCTCTGCTAATACCATTACCAGATAATGGTCTTAATGCAACATTAGATAGATCAATACAAACAGCCTTATCAGCCATATCGCCCCTAAAGAATGGATGAGCAACAAAGTTCAATCCACCCCAAGAAGTTGTTACAGAGCTGATATCGATAGGCATGAAACTAGATTTCTTAACATTAAGAGAAGCATTAAATAACTCTTTAGAATTAGATCCTAGAGAATTATCTACAAATCCACCATTCATTTTATTTAAATGGTTGATTACTTTTCTAGATGTTAAACATAGTTTCTGCCCGCTATTTCCGCCTTCATAATTCATGAATTCGTCCATAACATCAGTAATACCATCATAAGTAAAACCAGCACTAACGTCATATCCAGCTGAGTCAGCTGCAGTTCCATTATACGCTAATTCGTATTTTTTTCCACCCATGTTTTCCAAGAATGGAATCATACCCCATGATGTTCTACCTTCAGTACCAGCACTACCTAAGGCTCCGTATTGGCCATAACCAAATAAGAAAGCATGCTCAAGATCCATTTTATGAGATTTAATATGTTCTGCATAAATACGTTTCCATTCATTTGCAAACCCTCTGTATCTAGTAGCCATAGATGATCCAGTCATTAGAGGTACAGATGTTTTAAATATCTGAGTAAAGAACTCAGTATCTGACATCTCATCTCTCCAACCTTCTGGAGCACCAGAACCCTCAGCCCATTGAGATCCAATCACTTGACCATCATCTGTAGTCTCAGCACCTGTAGTATGTGCAGCAATTGCAGAGCCTGTACTTACTACTACTAAGTTAGCTAAAGGAATAGTAGCAACACCGCCTCTATTCTTACCTGGAGCAGTTACTACATCCCAATTAGTAGCACCATCATCTTCATCATAATAAGTTGGAGCAGCAGTTAGTTTGTAAACAACACCACCTATTCTTAATATTTGACCTGCTACTAAGAATATTGGTGAATATCCACCAGTTGCGCTTGTTCCAAGATGAGTGTATGATTGTAACTTTTTACCTTGGTAGTTGTAATCACATTCAAATGCTACGTGTGTACCATCATTAGAGTTATCTGCGTCTGCCCATACTGCATTAGCTTCTGCAGTTCCTCCTGAAAGATACACTTGTGTTGCTTTGAAGTTTCTCCTTTGCCATTGATTTCTATATTCAAATGGCTTCCACACAGTCTCATCTGTTGATTTTTTGCCTAAACGAGATAAATAAGAGAAGAAAATTGATTCAGCAGGAGCTAATTGAGCGACCTTGTCGCTGATTCCAAACGTTCTTCTAATATCGTTTACACTTTGACCAGTAAATGCGGCTGAAGGAGTTGTGGTTTTTACACCTATTCCGTATGACATTTTATATGTCCTCCTTAATTAAAGTTAAAATATATTATTTTTATCTTCGCCTTTAATAAGAGAATCCATGAAGGTATCAGTTGGAGTTGTATTTTGAACACCTTGGCCACTTTGTACGCCCATAGGCTTAGGAACTGATTGAGATCGCTTAATTTGATTAAACTGAGGACTTGGTTGGGCATTAGCATTAGGAGTTGCGCCTGCAATTCCTTTTTTATACTTATAATATCCAACTAAATCATTCATATTAATAGATTTAGGATCACTCATTTCCGATATAAAACCGTCTAAGTGCTCTCCAAGATCATAATTAGTTTGAACATACTCTCTAACCTTATGAGTTTCCTGTTGTTCTCTAGCATGAGCTTGTCTTTGTAATTCCATTTTCTGAAGGCCATCTATTTTCTTATTATAGACTTCTTGCATATTAGCAATTTGATATTGGTTTTGTAAGTTTCCATACGTAACCATATCCTCTCTCCATTG